CTTCTAACCATGCTTTAAGCGGTTTAAGTCCGCCAAAGTCTACAGCCCAATTACGATGGTCTAGTTCATCGCACCCAAATGTAAATTTGAATGCGAGACTGTATCCATGTAAAAATCTACAATGTGAGTGGTCTGCATGTGGTTGACGAAAGACTGCTGATAATCCTATGTTGTGTCCATATGTTTTTGTAGAAAGATATTTAGCCATTATTCATTACCATTAAGTTCAGCGTTTTCATCAATAATTTCACCATTATCATCTACTTGTAGTGCTTCAAGGCCGTGCTTTTCAGCGTCAATATCTTCCATATTCCACTCTGCCATGATAACATCTAGTTTTTCATCAGTCCAATTTTTACGGAACTCAATCATTTCTTCACCAGATTTGGTCACATACTTTAGACGATTACCTTGCTTTACAAGCAGACCTTTTGCTTCAAAGAATTCAAGTAGACCTGAATAAGGAGACATACCTGTTTCATATGGGATTTCTACCTGTACACTTTCAAACGGCTTCGCATAACGTGTTTTCATAATCTTACATGCCGCACGAATACCATGAACTTGTGATGTCTTGTTACCGTCTGCGTCTGTTTTCAGTTTCAACTTACGCATAGCGATAACAATACTTGACGCATAGATAAAGCCTTGACCGCCTGAAATCTTATCATCTGGATCAAACATATCTTGTGACGCATATGTGTGATTAGTTGCTACCATACCTACGTTAAAATCGCCAAACATATTCACACAGTTACGAACAAGTGCTGATAGTGCTTTAGGCTTACGACCCATATCACCTTTCATATCGCCTTTATTGAACTGGTCAACATCTGTTGGTGTTAACATCATACCCAATGAGTCAAGTACGAATAGAACCTTAGGACGATCTTCTTCGTCTGCGTCACCATAATCAGAACGATACTCTTTCATAAAGTCTGAAATGATTTTAGCAACATCATCAATCATTGCTACGTTTAGTTTTAGAAGTTTATCTTCGCTTGTATCTACACCAAGTGCTTCTAGCCAAGAGTTGTCTAGTGCATTTTCACTATCAATAAGAACTACATAGATACCCTGATCCTGTGCGTTCTTTACTACGTTACCTGACGCAATATAAGACTTACCAGCGCCGCTTTCGCCTGCTAGAACTGTTACTTTACCTAGAGGAATACCTTTGTGAAAATCACCTGAGATTAACTTGTTTAGACAGTAGTTACCTGTTGAAATCCATGTGTCCGGGTCACGAAACCCAATTGACATACCTGGAACTGATTTTGTAATACTTTTACGAAATTTACTCGCATCAAATGCTTTTGCCATAATCTACTCCATATTGTGAAAAAGAGAGGGCTAATAAAGCCCTCTAAGTTAGTAAAATGATTAGTCGCTCTTACGGGCACGAATCATTGCTAGAATATCTGAAGCATCCTTGCCAGCACTTGGAGACTCAGTTGTGACAGCTTCAGCTTCAGCTTCTTCATTTGATTTAAAAGGAATATCGTCTTCCTCTACTGCTGCTGGTGCTGGAGCAGGCTTTGGAGCCTGAGCAGGAGCAGCTTTTGGAGCTGATGAACCTGATGATGAATTAGTAGCTGCACCTTCAGGAACCTCAAGACCATATGGCTTATAGAAGTTACCCCAACGCTGTGGATCATATAATTCACCATCTACTGATGCTTCGAACATCTCCATGATTACATTTAATTCATCCTGTGAAGGACGCTTTGGCATGAACTCATTCAAGTCAAACAAACCATGAGTTTCGATTGCCTGACGCTCTGCTTCATTTAGAGAACGCTCTTTACGTGCCCAATTTGAAGTAGAGTAATCTGCGTACTGACCTTTTTGCGTTTTTGTCAAACGGAAGTCTGTACCTGCATCGTAATCAGTTGGAAGATTTTCCATATCTGGATCCATCAACGCTGCTTTTAGCAGTTTGAAGATTTGTGGACCAATCACAAAACGACGGATTGGATTTTCTGGGGTTTCTTCGTTCATCGGGTCAGTTACTACAAACCCTTGGAAGATGTATGAACGCTTTTTCCAATACTTACGACCAAGTTCTTCCATTGCTGGATCTTTGAACCAAGGACGAATTTCAGCATGTACTGGACATGTATCGCCCCACATTTCAATACATGGGACCTGAACAGTAACTGGTTTCTGTTCGCCACCTACAACACCTGCGAAAGGCATTTTGATGACCTGACGTTCACGCCAGAAGAATACGTTACTTGAGTCTGCGTCTGGTAAGAAGCGAATAACCGCAGTACTATCATTATCCATATTCCAGAATGGATAGATTGCGTCTGTACCACGATTTTGATTAGAATTAGTTTCTGCTTTGTTTTCTTGTGCCAGCAGTTTTGCACGGATTTCTGCTAAAGTTGCCATAATGTTTACTCCTATATTAGCCTATATTAGTTTTTGTATTAGCCTAGATGTACTACCTCTCTAAGTTAATAGATTGATAATAACAGTTTTATTTATCAATGTCAAGCGAAAAAGGGAGCCTAAGCTCCCTTTTTTTGTAAAAATATTTTTGTGATTTTAGTCTAAATCAAATCTTGAAAATGCTTCACTCAGCATTTCATCAATACGCTCATCTGCTGATTTAGCATCTTCTTCTTTCTGTACTTTCGAAAGTTTTAAAAGATAACCTGCTAGTTGAATTTTATCTTTTCCTACACCTTTAGGATTTTTACGTATTTCTTCCGCAACATCAGATAAGAAGTTAGATAATTCTGCTGCTCTATCGTGTCCTTTATTTTTACGTTTCTTATCATCAGACGCATCAACATCTACACGATGTGCGATATCGTCTAATTCTAACGCAATCATATCCATTTTACGCTCTGCTGCGTTTTCTTTGTCAGAAGGTTCACTATATTGCTTTTTAATTTTATCAAAGTCGTAACCATCTTGTCTTGCTGGGAAATAGATACGATTAAGATTTTCACCTGTCTTTTTATCTTTACCCATAATGATTGATTTAACACGTTCAACTTGGTTAGCACGGTTGTTTTCCATTTCTTCTTCGTTTACACGATGAACAAGTGGCAGAATGTCTTTTAATGATTCTTCAAATGTTGACTTTGTGAATTTTGCTACGTAATCATTTACAGTTTCTTCTGTAATTTCTGCTTCTTCTGACTTTTCATTTAGAGCCATTGATTCAACAAATGATGTATAACCTTTTGCAGTTTGAATACGTTTGATTGACTCTTTGATGCTTTCCATCTTTTGCTTTACGTTAGCAACGATTGAACGATTGTTTTCATTTACAAGTCCTTGCTTGTTTACAACGTTCATAAATTCTTTTAGTTTTGATAGATTTGACGAATGTTCAACAATCGCTTCGCCAACCATATCACTTGGAACACCACCGCTTGCCACATGTCTAGCCATTGCTCTCGCACCATTAAGATGCTTGTATGGATACTTAAAACGTTCACCGTCGGCATTCTCAATAAAGATTGATGAAATGTTACGAGAACGTGCACCACGCTGTTCTTCATTAACTGGCGCTTTATGTTTTACGATAAGTCTTACATTTTCTAGTGTTTGGCGACTTGTACGTGATGAGCCTTCTAATGGATCAAATCCCTCGAATACATCAGCCATAGTCTCCTCCTTGTTTTGTTCTACTTTGTATGCATAATTTTTTGGCTCAATATGTTTACCAAATGTTCTAATATCGAAATCTAACATATATTCACGTGAAATATTTTTTAGTGATTTCATTATAGTGTGAACTTGTGAGTTATCAATATCAACTTGTTCACCTAGATGATATTTAATTTCTTTACTGTCTTCATCAATTTGAACCATGATATTTGGTTCTTTGACATAGAAAAATCTAGCTTCTGTTGGGTCTGCTACACTTTTTCCATCTTGTGATGAAAACATACTAGGCTGTAACCCATTACCCTGAATTACACGCATTACTTTTTCTGATATGTTACTAAAATTTACAGCCATGTTTAATTTCCTTTATAGTATTTATCAAAACTATTAAAATATAACTGGCAAGGGATCCAAGTCGTAGTCGTCTCCATCTAAACTTTCCCCTAATATACTTTCATATTGTTCATCAAAACGTGAAATTACTTGTATTTGTCTGACACATAGAAGTGTTGCTGAAACTAAATCGTCTGTTTCTCCTAATTTTGCCTCATATGATTTTCCTTTGGCAACAAATGTTTTCAACTCTCGTATCAAGTTTTTACTAAGTGGATGCATTTTGTCGCTTTCAATCCAAGACTTCAACTTCATACATGCTGTAATCTTTGTCTTATATGTAGTTGTGAAACCTTTACGAATAGAACGTTGTACTCCACGTTTCTTTGGTTCATGTAAAAACTCACCTGGGAACTTATCTTCATCCATTTCATCAATAACGATAAGTGCTGCTTCTCCTAGTGTATTGTTTTCAACTGACCAATATAGTTCTGGTTGCCTATTACCAAGTTCTAATTGCTCATCTTTAATTACATGTAAAATTTCATTTAATATTCTAACTTGTCCACGTATATCTGTTTTATTATGCTGCCATTCTGCGACTTGCTTAAGCTCTGGTAGGCTCCAAACTTCTATCGCTGCGTTATCACCACCTGTACCCATAGCAGGATCAAGACCTACAACATAAGTAGAATCCTTTTTAATAGGTTCATACCATCTTATCTGCCCAGTTTTTTGCTGTGGTTCTTTTCCTTTTAACTGTGAAAGTTTTATACTGTCTACTAGTGTTTCGTCAAATGCTACGAACTTACATTCATGCTCTCGCATAAATCGTTCTGCTCCAACTCTACCACGTTCTTCGCCTGCCCATTTATCATCACGGTCTGGATGTTCACTCCATATAGCCATATATGGTCTAAAGCCGTTAACACCCACTTCTGTTTCGTTACCATATTCATCTATCTTTTTGTTTGCGCCTTGCCAGATAAGAGCAAACTGGTCATCATCTAAGTTAGGCGTACTTGTGATAATCGCTTTACCACCTGTAGCAAGTGTAGGAGAGATTGAAGTCCAGAATTCTTTCGCAATAGTAGGTCTAACGAATGCAAATTCATCTGCATATAACAGTGAGATAGAAAGACCACGACCTGTGTTTTCTGTTGTAGCTTGAGCAATGATACGAGAACCATTATCAAAATCAATTGAACCTTTGTTATATGATGTGACACCACAGCGTATGTGGTCAGGACACATTTCATACGCATATCTAATACGGTGCATAATTTCTTGTGCACCAGAATACTTATGTGCTGCTATAAGAATAGTTTGGTCTGGAATAAACATACCGTACCACAGCAAATACCCGGCAGCTGTAGTAGATTTACCCATTTGCCTGCCGAGCATTGATATAGAATATCTATAATTGTGATAAGAGTTTACAAGTTCATCCTGATAATTATATGCTTTGTATATCATACTACCCTTTGTAGGGTGTTGAATTGTAAAGTATTCATTTAGAAAATAATAAGGATCATCTATACATTTACTAAATTCAAGTAATTGTTCATCTGTATACTCTGTTTTGCTGTACGCACGTTTAGTTAAGTCAGCCATTATTCTTCAGTAGAAGTATCCTCTTCGGTACTTTCTTCAGTTGCTTCTTGTTTTGGTAACAAATTCATATATTCAGTATTGAATACATCTTTCTTACCATAGATACGGTCAGTAGTTTCATCAGCAAACTTAAAGTACTTGTCTGCCATTTCATCTAAGAATTCTTCTAAATGATTTGAATGTGGAATGTTTCCTTTTGAAATACCATCATTTACAAATTTAATATATCCACTTACTTCTGTAAGACCTACTTGTGGGTGAACACCGTATTGCTGCATATATTCAATTGTGGCTGTAGAAGCACGACCACCATCC